AGATGAAGCAGAGCAAATGGCTGCTGTTACCGCTATCGCTGCCGAAATAGAAGCGGCAGATGAATCTACGAAAATCGGTATGGAAAAGTACGCTACCGATAACGACCTGAGATCAATTAAACAAGAAACACGCGACAAGTACGCAGCCAGCATAGAAGCTATGGTTGTGGCTAGTCGTACAAAAAATATGCTTGAACAGTATGAAGGAGCAATAATTGAATCGACTACGTTTGTCACACAGGCTTCCGATACTGTTCAGGCATTCTATGACACCGCATCTGTACAAATAGACGAGATATACTTAAATCAACTTAACGTAGCTTGGTCTGGTGAAGTGGTAGGCGTAGAGAATGACTTTTGGCTAGTAAATTCAAATATGCAGGGTGAGTTCTACCCTATCCCTGACCACGATATAGAGATGTTACCGTAATGAAAGCAGAACAAATTAGCACTTGGATTGGAATCGCTACCGCTTTTGCTGGCGTTGTAGCTTCGTTTGTCACAATGGAAACAAAACTTGAAGCCTTAGAAAGTAAGATGGCTGAGATTTATAATGTCGAAGAAATACGCAGCCTAGAGAAGCGTTTGACAACCCTAGAGGTTACGCAGTCTAATAGCGATATAGGTCACATTCAATCAACAATAGCTACAATACAAGGTGATATTAAAAATGTTGAAACAAAGATTAGTGGAATCAAAGAAACGGATACAAGTGAAATTCAAAGCTCTGTTAGCGTCAATAAAAGCCGAATACGAAATATGGAAAGCAAAATTGAAAGGATTATTGATAAGATTGAAAGAAGCAGCAAAAATCCGCTAGGTTAATACTATGGCTAAAAAAGACTCAAGACTAACTAAGAATCGTTTGGAAGGTTTTAATAAACCTAAACGCACTCCTAATCATCCAACTAAATCGCACGTTGTACTTGCTAAATCAGGAAGTGAAACTAAACTTATTCGATTCGGTCAACAAGGTGCAGATACTAAGCCGCCAAGAAAAGGTGAGAGCGCAGCAGATAAAGCTAAACGAGCTTCATTTAAAGCGCGACACGCTAAAAACATAGCTAAAGGTAAGATGAGTGCAGCTTATTGGGCTGACAAAGTTAAGTGGTAGCAATCCCAAAGGGGGAGATATGGAAAAGAAGCTATTAGATTACTGTACTACGGACAAGCAACGAGAAGTAATAAAGTTATATCTTGAAGGAGTATCGGAGCATAAAAGCGCAGCAAAGCTAGGAGTTACGCGGTCTGCTGTTCAATCACACAAGCGCATAGTTATACGGCGAGCAGCAGGTCAAGGCTACTCACCAAGCCACGATATGATCCACACAGCTCCATCTACCCACCTAGTTAAAGGCACTTCAACGCTCTACACCGAAGATGGTCAAGTCAAAGCCCAGTGGGTCAAGACCAACTTAAAGCAAGAAGATCAGATACAAAGTATTAAAAACGCCCTCGATGAGTTCCTTGAAGATCACAAAAATAAATCACCTAAGATACCGAAACCAAAGAAAAAGCTGAAAGATCAAGAGCTTGCCGTTGTTAATATCGGTGACGCTCATTTTGGTATGCTGGCTCACGATGATATATCTGGCGAGAACTACGACTGCAAGATTGCGGCAGACAGGCACAAACAGGTATTCTTGAGACTGATGAACAATGCGCCTGAGTGCGACACAGTCGTAATTAACCAGCTAGGCGACTACTACCACGCTGACACTTACACAGGAACGACCACTAAAGGCACTCCACTGGACACTGACGGACGGCTGGAGCACGTTTTCCTAATAGGGCTAGAGGTTATGTCCTTTATCGTAGAAGAGGCACTGAAGCGTTTTAACAAGGTTATAGTGCGTCACTGTCGAGGAAATCACGATGCTATAACCAGTATGGCGTTAAAAGCACAGCAGCAAGCCTATTGGCGTAACAATAAAAGAGTTACAATAGAGATGTCACCTGCGGTATGCTGGGTTTACCAACACGGCAAAACAGCGTTTATGGTGAGTCACGGTGACACTATAAAACACGCTAAGATGGCAGAGTATTTTGCAGCCAGATACCCTGAGATATGGGGGGCGAGCGAGCATAGATATTGCTGGCACGGTCATATTCACAGCAAGCAAATTAGCCGCGAAACCTATGGTCAAACTATTACTGAGAGCTTTGCAGGTCTGCCGCCATCTGATGCTTGGCACGATTCAAGTGGTTATGTAAGCGGACAGTCTATGTGCTTACTTGTACTCGATAAAGATAAGGGTGAGGTAAGGCGTTCAACAGAGAGGTTATAATGTCTGACGTTAAAGATTTAACTAAGCACAACAACTATAGCTACCGAAATGCAGCTACAGATGACTTCTATAACGATATAATTGCTCTTATTGACGAATACGCAGAGCAAGGCTTACTGACTTATGGTGAGATCGTAGGTGCGTTAGAGTGGGCTAAAACAACACTAATTATTAGTAACACTGAGATTGAGGAGATTGAGTAATGCCATCAGGTAAAGGTACATACGGCAAGAAGGTAGGACGACCACCTAAAAAGAAAAAAACTGGTGCTATGAAAAAGGTTAAAAAGAAATGAATTTTGGAGCGATTAAGGGGATTATTGGTGCTGTTGCGCCCGTACTTGGCACTGCGTTAGGTAGTCCATTAGGCGGTGCTGCTGCTTCAGCTATTGCTAATGCGCTAGGTTGCGGTAATGACCCTAAAAGCATTGAGAAGGCATTGCAGACTGCATCACCTGAGCAATTAGTAGAAGTTAAAAAAGCGGAGCTTGATTTTGAAAGTAAAATGGCAGAGCTGGAAGTTGACATCTTTGCATTGGAAGCGAAAGATGTACAAGACGCAAGAAAAGCCCATAAAGGAGATTGGACGCCTAGAATTGTTGCCCTTGTCTCGCTTGTCGGTTTTGTGGGCTATATATTTCTTGTTACCATTCAGCCTCCTGACGCTAATAGCGATACTATTGTTAGTTTGGTTTTAGGTTATATGGGTGGTGTTGTTTCGGCAATTACTTCATTTTACTTTGGCGCAAGTCATACAAAAGAAGATTCCTAATTTTTGGGAGCTTTTCTATTAAATTTTGGGAGCTTTTTCATTGATTAATAAAGAACGACTAACTAAACAACTAATAATTCACGAAGGCTTAAAGTTAGAGCCTTATAAGTGTACAGCTGATAAATTGACTATCGGTGTCGGTCGCAACCTCGATGACGTAGGAATATCAAAAGAGGAAGCCACCTACCTGCTAGAAAATGATATTGCTCGCGTTGCTGGGCAGTGCTGGTCTAGCTTCGAGTGGTTTGCTGAATTGTCGCCAGTGCGTAAAGAGGCGATTATTAACCTAGTCTTTAATATGGGTTTATCGAAGTTTAAGCGGTTTAAAAAGACAATCGCTTACATTGAGGAAGGTAAATTCGATCTAGCGGGGAGTGAGTTACTTAATAGCCGATACGCCGACCAAGTAGGTCAGCGGGCCGTAGATGTAGCTAATCAGTTGGCTGGCAATTCAGAAAAGTAAACTGATCTATACTGTAATGCGCCATAGGCTGTATATCATCGGGTCTACCTCGGTCTGTACGGCCTTCTACGGTTATCTTTTCAGGCTTAGTGTCTAAACTCACCCAGCCTATTCTATCGTTCCACTCAACCATAAAGAATGACGGATAGCCGAACCTGAGCATATCCTTAGCCTTTATTATTTTGTTGAATGGAATAATTGTTGTTGGGAATTTATCGTAGTGGAAGTGTCGCTTCTTAACTTCAACAAAGCCGACTATCTGACCTTTGCGCAGCATAGCGAAGTCTAAAACATAATGAGGTGGTATTTTCTTTGCTTGGCACTTCCAAGCCTTACAAGCGTGAGCGATTATTCTATCTTCGTTAGGGTCGTCTTTATAGTGGCTGGCATATCTCATTTAGTACGATACTCGGCGAAATCTTCCCATATGTAAGAGTCGATCTTAATCATCGCGTCATCAATTAACTTCTTTTTTTCTGTCACGCTATCGCACTGGTACGCCATATAAAGTAAGAACCTGACCTCGCAAATATCTTTATAGCTTTCACATTTATCTCTACTGGTTGGTTTCATCTTTTAATCTCCCGTATTCACCCATTGATTCAAGTAATAAACCTTTTTGTGCTGCGAACGCTTGGAACCACTCCATAAACATAAACATTTCCCCTTTGTCATATCTACTGGTAGACCTTAAGACAAAAGCTGAAACGCCAGTGTCTATATTAGTCACGCGTTGGCATAGCCAGTCGTACTTCATATCACCGTAACAGGCTTGTTTAACGAGTAACTTAATAGAATCGGTATCGTCTTGAGTAACCTTCTTGAGGGCCTTATTGAGGCGCATTGCTGCGTACTCTCTAAACCATATATGGAGTAAAGCATTTTGAGACAGTGACCTGTCTTTAACCTGCTTAACAGTGACTTTAAGTAAGCCACTGTCTCGCAGAGTTCCATCTAAATAGCTAACAAAGTCATCAACAGA